CGCTTACTCCACCTGTACCGATGTTGATGGTTTTGGTAAGAGCGTTCTCAGTAGCTCCCGAGCCGACGTTCAGTGTGTGCGTCTTAGTAGAGCCGTCTAATGTAATAGCCCCGGTTGCGGCGGTGCCTCCCAAAACAAACGTACCCGTGGTTTGAGAAGCGCCAAGAGAGATGTTCTGGGTCGTAGCCGAAAAGGTGACGGCTTTAGAGATATCCAGAGCACCGGTTGAGTCAGTCAAAACCGCTACTGCTGTACCGTCGTTAGCCTTGATGTTAGTGACTTGCAGGTTAGTAGCGGTCACCAGAGGAGTCAGTACAGACGTATCGCAGTACAGAGTACGCCATGAGTTGCCAGACGAGCCGAGATCCCGTGCGTTATCCGTCGAAGGCAGGAGGTCTGTATTGAACCGCGCTGTAGCGGTAATGGTGTCTGACGTAGCGTCACCTAACGTGGTGTTTCCATCAACCGTCAAGTTTCCAGAGATGTGACCATTTACAATGGTGGTCACGCAAGCGTTGACGTTGGTGCCATCACAAAATACAAACGCCGTATCCCCAGCGGGAATAGCTACGCCAGTCCCTGCGGACGTTTTAACAGTAACCGCGAACGACGTACCGTTCTTAACCACATACAACTTCGATGCCGCGGGGCAGATGACCTCTCCGGCGGCGGTAAGCGCAGTGCCACCTGCGCCGGTAGCAAGAACCAACATCGCACACCGAGCTTCTGAACTTGTACCGTCAGCGGTGGTCAGCGTATGAGCGTTGGCAGTCCATGTATTGATCGTAGACAACCCGGCTACCGCCTGCTCAACCATAGAGGTGATGTTGTCGTTAACAACAGAACCCCAAGTACCGGAAAGCTCCCCGGTGACAGGCAGGGCAAGTTTCAGAATTGGCGTGTATTGGGTCGTCACGTTATTGCTCCGTTTGTTGCCATCCCGGCGTCTGGGTGTTGGTTATATCGCCCCACCCCGGTGATTGTGTGTTCGTTACGCTTCCCCATCCGGGGGTTTGTGCTGTAGTGTTTGCAGTCCAAACTGCGCCTTGTGTTGATGTCACATTCTGCCAGTTAGGGGTCTGCGTGTCATCCACGGGTTCCCATAAGAATCTGCCACTTATTGCATCCGCGCCTACTGCGGTTTCTTGTATTACCGGGTTTAACTGACCAAGGTTAGAAACTACATCCGCGCCCAGCGCAGATTCAATGATTGAGACGTAAGGCTTAAAGATAGCCGAGATGCTATCTAAACCTGATGCAGATTCCTGTATAGCTGATTGGAATGTGGTGCCCGTGCTTACCGTATCAGACCCTGTAGAAGTTTCTAATACGATAGAACCTAACTGTGCTAATGCTGAGACGACATCCGCGCCCGTGGCGGATTCAGCAATGCTTGCGCTGGGCTTGAAGATGGCAGATACAGAATCTGATCCAGTCGATATCTCGGTAATTGCAACACCAAACGCAATACCTGCCGAGATACTGTCCGCTCCAGAGGACGATTCTACTACTGATGCCTCAAAAGATACGTCTGCTGCTACGCTGTCTGCACCTGATGATGCTTCTACTACACTAACCGGGAACGTCGCTAACGCTGAAACCTGATCCGCGCCTGTAGCGGTTTCAAGGATTGAAGATTGAACTGAATATAGACTCGATACTTCGTCCGCCCCGGTAGATGTCTCTGTAGCATCTCGGTCTACAACCGAGCATCCCCACCCGGCTTGGCCCCAAGTGCCAGATCCCCATCCGCCATCGGGCACGGTTCATCCTTAAGCTGTGAGGCTGAATTGGTACGTTACATTCAACACATCACCAGATACAACCGACCGATCTCCCGGCGCTTGGAAGTCAGCAGCGGAAAAAAGAGTACCGGTCGTGCCGCTCTTAGTGTTGTTAGAAGTTAGGAACGCCCCACCGACTGTCGTTGTCCCGTTGATGGAAAACACCGCTTTGCTAGCCGTGTTCGTAACAACAGATGGGTTTGCATTGGTAGCAGCCGCGAACGTAGCAGCAGGGCGAGTAGCTTCCGTATAGTCCGTTACTTCCGTCCACCCTGCATGAGAAGACATCGTATCGCCAGCGGCAGGGCTATTGGTAGACCCAGATCCATACAAACCGATGTGCCACGTAGTAATCTGTGCGGTAGACGTAAGAGCGGTTCCGGCCATGTACTGAAGACCGACGTTAACTACAAGGTTGGGAGTCTCTGCCGTCCACTTGAGCTTACCGTCTTTATCAAAACATTCAACGATGTACTTGCCGGTCGCTTTTGCGCGTTCTTCCATGATTTACCTCAGTTGCTTGAACGGATCAAAGCCGTTGTAGCTGTATTCCCCGGCATGGTGACCGTAAATGTGTTCGTGCAGGTTTTATCTGAACCAAAGTCCAAAACCGCAATAGACTTGTTTCCTCGGGTCACATTGTAAAGAAGCGCACACCGAGTAGTAAAAGCAGCGGGAACCCATAAGACATTATTAAACGTGACCCACGCTGTATAGCCACTACTACTAATAGCCGCCCCGGTGACTACGTTCCCACCAGCGCTGTACCCAGTCCCGGTGATCTCGTTAGCACTTGTATAGACGGTTGTTGACTCGTCAAGGTTAGCTTCAGCGGTATAAAGCGCAAGTTTCAGCGTGTCCGTTAGCAGGTTGTGAATACCTTCATACAACTCTGCCTTAAAGCTCGTAGTCTGCGTCTGGACGATCATTTGACCGGATTCCTTACCTGACCGTCACGATAAGCATCCATACGCTGTTTGCCGTCACCCAGATTTTTAAGAAGCGCCAATGCCTGCGTGTACATTTCACCATTAGCAGCAAACTGATCTTGCTCAGCCTTCATAAACCGTACGGCTTCTAGAACAGTACCGTTCAAAAGCGCGGAGTCAAAGTTATCGCCCAACCACGTAGTTCCGGCAGTGACGATAGATTCCGGATAGTAGTAATAGTGAAGCTCAACGTAATACGCGCTATCCGGCGTCGGACCAACGATGAATGACAGTTCCGTCTCTAAATTTGATTGAGGGCCAAAGATGGCGTAATGCTTCGGTACGCCCTTGGAATTAGGCGCCGGATACGCTTCGCGGATGAAGTTAACGTCTTTGTTTAGAAGATAAGCGTAGGTGCCGGTGCTGGTATCACCGTTGGTAATAACCGCCAGAGAATAAACAGACAAAAAGTCCGTAGGAGCCGATAGATACTGATTATCAGCAGTCAATTGTCCATAGACGTTCTTACGCAGGTTAGCAATCTGAACAGTGTTATAGATCTTCTGCTCAGCCTGCTTAACAAGCATAGCCATCTGGTCATTGGTGAAAGTATTCTCAACAATGTCCTGAACATTAGCTGACAACTCAGTGTAGTTCACGCCATCGGTCCCCGAGCCATTACACCTTTAGTGGCCGCCCCAGTGCCACGGATTTTAACGCCCGTGGTCTTGACGTTCTTCTCCGGGTAGCCTGAGTTTTTCAGGTCTACTTTCGGAGCCGGTTTGGGCTGCATTCCGTTTTTCTTCATGTCAGATCCCCGTCATACGCGTACGCCGCATGGGCTTCATTTGGTTTGCAACCTTTGCAAGGTTACGCCCCATCTGCTTCATTTGAAGATTTGTTTTTCCGCCCTTGGCAAACTTTGTGGGTTTCTTACCGGGGTGCATATTGGCTTCATGCTTATGCACCGCTTTCTTTGCGTCCATGATGACTCCTAAGTCGTGGCAATTGTAACTGTACCAACAGACGTAACCGCTACCAAATAGTTTGGTGTCAGCCCCGCGTCGTTTGCACTTGCTCCACCAACAGGGTTCCAACCCCACTGAATGTCTCTTGAACCGCCGGTAAGGTTACCGGCTGCGTTTACCCCCGCTGTTACGTAGGTAGTATCCCGCCTTGGGTTCCTGAGCGCTTGCGGGTCATCTACAGGATACATACCAAGTTGCAACTGCGGTTGATCTGGGTCCCAGCAGGCTTGGCAAACCAAGACGTTAATCTTTTTAGTCTTAACTACAAGTTCGCTAAGAGTTCTAAGCTTAAACCTAAACCCGCATCTATCGCACATGGCGATAGCGATCTTGCCACTGGCAAACCTGTTACCCATTAGGCACCGCTACCAATAAACTGTCGGCGAGGAACAAACCGAACAGCCGCTTTTTCACGGTCTTCGCCAGCAGCCAAGTTAAACTGTTCGTCATACACCGCTTTTAGCATCTGCACCCGATCCATCAACTCGGGCACTTTCATGGCAATGTAGTACGCAAGGCCAGCTACAAGACAGGGCAAAAAGCGGAAGTTCATGTCTCCCGTTTCAATACCGTTACCCGCGTCTTGTACCCGCCTCATACGCCAGTAAGCAAACTGGTACGTCTGTGAGTTATCAGGTGTAAGCCAGACCGTCACTGACGGCAAGTTGGGGTTATAGACCGCTGCACCTGTGAGATGAGAGGCAGCAGTCGTATTGTTCTGGCCGCGAGCTACGCCCATCAGGGTGTTGCCACTGATGTACTGATAGAAGATGTCTTCCGCGCCAACACGGATAAAGCCATACGCAGGCAAACCAACTACCGTATTCAACGGAATACTTGTAGCCGTTGATGACAAAGCACCGTTAAGAGTAGAGGACGTAGGCGACACCGCTCCAGACAGGCGATTGACCAGCACCTGAATCGGGCGCCCCTGAGCAAGTTTGTTTGGGATCGTGGCGTATGTTGATACGCTGATACGTGTAATGTTTAAGTCTGCTTGGGTGGAAGCAGTATTTTGTCCAGTCCTGATAACGTGTTCTAGTAGGTCGATAGTGTCCAGTGGCAGTGCGTAAGTGCTAAGACCCGGAGTCAGGGTAATAATCCCCGGCTCAATCGTCCACATGTTGATGCCACGGTTCTGCCACTCAATGGTAAGCAGATTCATCGACCTCCGAGCAGTACGCAGGTCATAACCAGAACGCAGTTCGCGCCCAGCCCGCTCCCACGCCTCTTCCGCGATGTCCGTAAACTCTAAGTTAAACGCCGTGGTACCAGAGGTGGTCATCTAAATCTCGCAGTCTTCTGGGCTATGCCTTTAGGTTGAGCTACAAACTGCTTACCCTTTGCTTTTCCGGCTCGTTTTGCCTTGGTCGTTGCCGCATATTCGGCGGGGCTGAGTGACTTGATCGCTGCTTCTGGCAGATATCGCTCACCCGTCTTGGAAGAAGGTTTTCCGCTTTTGGTCCGCCAACGTTGGCTACCCCAATCTTTGAGCGACTGTTGCGGAGCTTTAGTCACGATAGCCGCCGCCAGCGGCTTTGTACTTTTTTGCTAGCAGTTGTGCTTTTCTCGCGCTCCACTGCCCTGCGCCAGTACCTTGCGTAGCCTGACCCTTGATCTGGTTAAACAACGTCTTACGCATCCCCGGCTTCGTATAGTTTCCAGCCTCGTTGACTTTGGACTTTACTTCACCGCCCTCTGCGTACTCATAGAACGCAGTATCATCCCGCCGCTGTTTACGCTTTGGCTTAGGCATTTTGTTAGGCGCAATTGCGCCCATGCCGCGAGAAGCCATCATACAAACCTACCTTTGGTTTTACCGCGTTGAGCAATACCATCAGCTTTGCGTACAAAACCGCCAGAAGCGTAACCTTCTTTGGCACCGGTTCTCAAAGCGCGTTCGCGGTCAGTTTTAACTCTACGCTCTTCGCGTTCTTCATTCGATCTTTCACGAGCAACTCTCATAGCTCGTTCTACATCTTGGTTGGCGAATTCTTGTTCAGCTTCATCAGAGAATTCAACTCGCCCCGACGGCACTGCGCCTCGCCGCATAAGCGAACCAACCCCACTGCCTTCGATCATGCGCTCAGCGGCTTCTCCAACTTTCGGATTGCGGCGATCAAGTTCTCGGCCAACCGCTTCTCCCACTTCCGCTGCAGCTCCCAGAGCACCCGCTCGACCCGCAGATCGCAATGTAGCCCTGCCACCAGCTTCTTGCTGCCTGCGGCGGTTAACTTCACTAAATTTATGCCCGGGGGTAGCATCAGGGCTCAGCCCGCGACCAATACGTCGCATATCAGCGGCTTGAGAAGCCCCAACATCCTCAAGCAAATTAGGCGCCAAATCCTCAGCGTTCGTTTGATTTGGCGAACGGTAAGGATAATTAGGCTTGGCAGGTTTGTTAAGGCGCCCCATTTAAATCATCCTTCCTTTTGTTTTGCCCCGCTGAGCGCAGCCATCTGCCCGTTTAGATGCAGAGCCAACCATTCCACCTTTGGCAAACCCCAACATTTTGCCTTCTTCGTCGTAAAACCGCTGTCGATCCGGCGTACCTACACTAATTTCTCGCCTCATCTCCGGGCCTTCTTCGGGGGTAATGGTATATCCACCATACACAGGAGACCTTGGGCCTAGTGCTTCAACTGCCGAACGATTACGTTTACGGACGGGAGCACGTTTTACTTCAACTTCTGAAGGTTCACCTTTTACTGGCGGGCGCTCAACAAAAGACATAGCAGGACTTTCGCCCGCCATTTTTTCTAGCTCAGGCGTATCAACACCACGCCGCCGCATTTCAGCTAACGCACGTTTGTATAGATCGCTTTTGCTAGGCATTTAAATAATCCTTCCTTTGGTTTTACCGCGCTGAGCGCAGCCATCTGCACGACTAGAAGCGGAACTAACCGAACCGCCAGTGGCAAAACCAAGACGCATGGAACGCGGTGCAGCTTCGTCATACGCTTTATTCATTCGCGTTTGACGCTTTTCCTCTTCAACTTGCTCCATCATCCGGCGCGTTTGTTCTGGCGTAGGCGTCAAATCTTCTTGGTCAGTTTTAACCAATGTGTCCATAGGAGGAACAGTTTTTTGCGGGCGTGGTCTTTTAATTTTGTCCATGTCAGCACTTCCCGCCGCCCATCATCTTCACCTGCATAGCTTTGGTTTTGCCTTTCTTAGCAATACCGTCAGCAGCTTTGTGACCAGCAGCAAGACCGCCGGATTTGTAGGTCATGCCGCCGCCCATCATCTTCTTGGCCATGCCGCCAGCCTTCATTTTTCCTTGACCATCGGCTGCAAAAGCGGGAACTTTTTTCCCGTCTTTCATAACCATCGGCATACCGCCAGAAGCGTAGCCACCCTTCTTCATGCCCATCTCGGCCATCTCATGCTTGACCATAGCCTTGGGAGCACCCTTCTTTTTCATAAAGGCCACTTCTTTACCCATCATTTTCTTGGATTCTTTCATGTCACCACCTCGGTTAAAGTTGCGGCCTTTGTCGGCCTGCATGAATTCCTTGCCAACCTTTTGTGGGATGCCAAGGCGTTTAGAAGCTGCGGGGTCATTGGCGACCATCGCCATCAGGTTGTGCTGAGCTTTGGTCTTGCTTGGCATTTGCCCTCCCAGTAAAACCTTTTACTGTGTCGGTTTCCCAGATTCGGATTGCAAACCATATTACGGTTAACACCCCGCCAATCAAACCAACAATAGGCGGAAACCATTGCATAAAACCAGCAACGCCCACAACAACGGCAGCGCCATCAGCAGCGGTTTTGATTTCTTGTGCGTTCATCTCAGCACTTCCATTTCCTCAGACTTTTATTGATCCGACTGTTTGGGTCATTCGCGGTCTTCGCTGAAGTCAGCTTCTTCTTCATCCCCGTCATCCGGGCACAGAATGACTTCTTCCTTGAACCACCTTCCGGTTGCGGAGCCTTGAGCCCCGGTTTCCCGGGATTGGCTTTGTTGTAGCTGGCGCGTCCTTTGGCATTCAAACCACCAGAGGGATTCTTGCCTTCTGATCGCTGCCACGCTGGCGTCTTCATGCTTACCCGCAGATGATTGTGCAGAACGTAACGTTGGTCAACGTCACCACACAGTAGTCTTGGTTAGACCCCAGCGTTGACAGAATACCTTCTGCTGCCATGTACAAACTGTTGGCAACAATGGCAGAAGCAGGAGTATTGATCTGAAGCCGGAGCGCACTGGCAAGATCATTAGTGTTGAACTTGACCGAGCC